GACCGTCACCCATAAAGAACTGGTAGTACAACTCATCCTTCGTGAGCTTCTTGATAGCTGCAATGACTTGAGCATTAGCACCTTTCTCCTCAATCAAGTCCCTGCGTGTCAGGTTGTCATTACATTCGTAAGACACAAGACCTAACAGAGAGCGTAACTTAGTCTCCTCAACGTGCATTGCAGCGATTGGTACGCCCTTCGAGATCATGTTGTACTCAAGGTATCGCATGACCTCAGTCTTACCAATTCCTGTCGGTGCCTTAATCACTGTGAAGTGACCCTGCATCAGCCCTAGTATCTTAGCGTCTAGCTCTTGGATACCTGTAGGCACATACTCATGCTCTGGTGCATCCTGATACAGCGACAAGAAATCTTCTGTAGTGTTCATCACGTTCTCTGGCGTGTACTTACTAGCTGCCCACCATGCGCTCTTGAACTCTGCACCCTTGCCATTCTTTAGGAAGTCGTTGGCATCTTTGTACGGGTGGTGATTGACACGGTAGACCTTGTTGGGGAACAGCTTAGAAATCTTATCCGCTAAGGCATTACCAGCATCGTCTGTGTCTACTGACAGTACGATCTTCTGGAAACTATCTAGCCACTCCTTGCAGTTCTCCCAGAGCTTCTTAGAGGGCGTAGCAGACGGTAACGACACAACAGGGTTAGTGTAGCTGCTCTTTAGTATCTGAGCCACTGAGAGAGCGTCTAGCTCCCCCTCTGTGATCGTTACCATCTTAGAGCTACCAGCAGTGAACAGGTTCATACCGAACAGTTCATCACCCTTGAACCCTGACTTAGCGTAGAAGCCTTTCTCCTTGAGGTTCCTTACCTTAATTCCGCCGCTGGGGTACACGTACTCTTGACGATCACCGTAGGTCAGAACTCCGTAGTCCTCCATTGTGCGGCTCTGGATGCCTCGCATGGTTTCATACTTTCCATCGCTGGGGGTCTCGATCAGCTTTGGTGTGAATGTCATCTTATTATCTCCTTTTGTAGGGTACTTCTCATCCGCCCAATCGAAGGTCTTTCGACTGGATGGATAACCTTGTCCACAAGCGTGGCACTTTCCGAAGCCTTCGTCGTTATAACTAAAGGCGTCAGAAGAGCCACACGTTTCATAGGGACACTCTTGGTGGGCATGTTCAGCCATGTGGCTCTCCTTTGTTTATTTTATTACTTAGTAGGCAGTTCTTCTACGTAATGGTCTGGGGCGACAAGATCACCTTCATCCACAGACAGAGCGCCCTTAAGGTAAAGCTGCGCGGTGGTTTGAAATACAAACTGCTTCTTCTGCAAAGCCGCCGCCATGCTTACACGTTTATTCCAAGCAGCAAATGTTGACTCTGGGAAGTTATTTACTGCCCAATAGAATGGTACATAAGCATCCACTTCACTACAGTACGTGGGGGAGTTTAGCTCTTGGACGACATCATCTTTTGCAAAGGCTTGGCTCCGCAGTTGTGTAGCCTTTGTGCTGCTAAGGCTTCTTGCACCAGCTTCTACTGCATCTCTCGGAGTCTTACGATCCCCGTAAAACTTAAATACTGAACGCTCACGCATTTTTTCAATCGCGAAGTCGAATAGGCTCTGTTGATTTGTCATTGTAGGTTCCTTTAGTTTAGTTGCTGTTTAGTGGTTTCGGTAGGTAGGTCTTCACAAAGTTCACTCAAGATGTCTGCCATCTTATGAAGTGCTTCAAGCTTTAGTCCAAGAGGGTCTGGATACATGAAAGATACAAGTTCCCTCTTGATGTCTCTTTCGTCAAACTTTGTACATAATGTCTCCATAAGTCCAACAAAAGCTGGCCCAACATTACGTATGTCAGTTTCTTTCTTGCTTCTAGCTATGGCATTAAGGTCAACCACAGGGGGGGCGACAGTATTCCTAATAGCCTCCTTTTGTCTTTGCCGTCTTTCCTTTACGACCTTCTTAGCCTCTTTGTAGCCTTCTGGTGTTGTAGATTTGGCTGCTAGTTCGGGGTCTGCCATGATCTCCTTTCGGTCTTTCTCCCATCGGTTAACTGTCCTGTGTCCTACCCCAAGGGCATCAGCGTGTTCTGCTTGAGTTGGAGTGCTTGCGCCATCTGGCGTATGCTGATTATCCGCCCTAGTCCTTACCCCAAGAGCATCGGCACGTTGAGCGTAGAAGAAATTAATATCTTCATCACCCCAATGACCACGATCTAACTGTTCCTTGGTAACCTCTATGACAGCTTCCTTACGGGTGCCTTGGAACTCAGTAAAGATTGGGTCAACACCAGCCTTAATTGCAGCTTCATATCTGTGACGACCATCAAGGATTTTACCCTCGTAGATACGTATGGGATGGTTTCTGTCAAACCCGCCATCTTCCATATTCTTGGCTATCTTACCTACAGTGCTTTCTATGAATGGTGACCACAAGCAAATCTCATGGTACTCCCACTCTGGTTTATCTGGCGACATACTTTCCAACCATTCATTATCATCCATAACCTTATCCTTTAGTTATTACTTGTTGTTGTTAATACCTAAGATAACTTAAGTAGTAACTTGTGTAAGAAAACTTACAAGGTACATCTTACTATATAGACCCAAACTCAATTCTCGCAAGTCACGAATTGTTACACTTTAGACATTTTATACAGTGCTTCCTCTTCTAAGACGGATACATACTGACGACTAAACCCATAAAACTCTGCCACTTCCTCCTGCGTTTGACCATTAAAGTATCGCATGTTAATCACCTGCTTTTCTTTGTCGTTTAACTTCTTAAACCCCTTTTCTATGTAGTCCTTTCGTTCATAACTTGCTGTACAGTCCTCCACCGTACCCATGAACTCCTCATCAAACTCCACTGTTGTAGACTTAAGAGCTACATCAAGAACCCTCTTGCCCTCTTCCGAGTAGTTCTGACCTGTGTAATCATTACCCAATGCCACCTCTGTAGCTGACCTAGACGAAGGGATAGTAACAGCCTTTGTCTTGACGTTGATGTAGTCATACATGGCCTTGTTAGCTCTTCGGTACAGACTGGCTGGATATTCGTCAGGGGTAGTCTCTAGCCGCTCATACACAGCCAGAACACCCTCTGACACCAGATCGTCATTCATGTGGGGCCGTCTGTACTTACGTGCCAACTTCTCGCACATAGTTACGATTTCGTCTGTGGTTAACTTTACTTGCGTCTTTTCCATATTACTCTGCCTCGGTGTTGATTACGAATACTGGTGTTATCGGCTGCAACTCTCGTAGCTTCGCTGCACCATCCTTGGCCTGCTGATACGTCATCAGTGGTAGCTTTAGGTTGACCACTGTACCGTTAGAGGTCTCTGTAGATATTGCGTAGGTCTTCATTAGTATTTCTCCATCAATGCTGCCCAAGAAACTGGAAATAGCTCTTCCATCGCCCAGTAGATTTGCCATGCTACGTCTTGTGTCTCGACCTGTGTGTCAGTGGCACACCGTAGCTTACACATGCTGGCGAAGGCATCTAGGCTACCAGACCAATGCCATTCTGTGAAGGTATTCTGAGGCAGTACCATCCGAGCCTGCTCCTCACACACACCCTGAGCTAGTAAGTCCTCGTACAGCATCCCTACTAGGCTCTGAGTGGTCTTGATGTTGACGTCAGCCACTACCCCTGCTGAACCCTGCTTTTTGTCCTGTGCTTGGCCTCTCCACACATCAGGCTCGTAGAACTCTGGTGGGGTACTCACGTACCTCCGTGATACCTCATTCCAGCGTAGAAACTTATGCTTCACTAGCTGACGTGCTACAAATATGGGTGCCTTGACGTGAAAGGATGCAAAGGCATGGCCGAAGGGTGACAGGTGCTTATGCTTGGCAAGGTACTTGATGAGCTTGGTGTCACCTGCGGTCATCTCAGTATGGTGCTTGTTGAATGATGTCCGCGCTGCATTTACGGCAGATAGGTCACTGCCCATATGATCGACGTACTTTGCTTTAATCTGTGTCATTAGTGTCTCACCATTTTCTTTCTGGGTTTCAGTCGTACCTTTTTTCCGATTGGTACGTAGGCTATTCGCCTATCTAAAAAAGAGATGCTTAGGGCAAAGTTTAGGTTTATTCTGCTCTGCCCTAGATTTTTAAAGGGTGCTTTACTCATCAGAACGGCACCTCTCCGTTTGCGTCTCTGGGGTCATTAAAGTAACTCTTAACGAGCATGTCTGGGTAGATGTGCTTAGTGTCAGCGACAGCCTGTAGTTCTCCTAGCATAGTTGCTGGTAGAACACCCATGTCTCGTAGTTGCATCTCAAATTCTAGTGTCATCGTCTTATCTCCCTGCGGGTGCTGTGTAGAATACGTGGTCACCTATGCGACCATCTAAGTGGTAGTGTTTTCGCCAGTATGGCTTAACATAAATAGCGTGGTAGTGATTCGATGTCAACCCCAGTCTTTCTCCTTTGATGTACGAATTAGCTATTTCCTCAGCGATAACAATGGCTTGGCTGTCGAACATATTTCCATCGTACCCCTTATAGTCATCACTGAGGCCATCATGCGAAAAGCTAAACTGCTTAGGCTGGTAGACTACCCCACAGATAGTATCGGGCCAGCGGGGTGATTCTACCCTAGTCATTACGACCTCCGCAACGGCACGCTGCCCATCGTGGGGCTGATCCCGCGCCTCGAAGAAGATGGCGGCTGCGAGACACATAAGTTGGTTCATCATTTGTCATTCTCCCGTAGCCACTTCTTGATGTCTGCTGCTACCCATGACGGTGCATCGTCTTCCCAATAGTTAATCATCATCACTATGTGTCAACCTTTGTTTTCTTGAGTTCAGATCGGTAAGCAGACATAGCATCAACATAATCAACCTGAGCGGACATAGCAACATCGTAATCATAACTACAAGCGTCACCATCACGTATGCCGAAATCCCAAGTATCAAAAGCAGCTTCACGGGCCTCATAAGCATCATAAGCAGCAGCTTCTAGTTCTTCTAACGTACTCATGTGATGTTTACCACCTTATTAGCATAGAAACTCTTCCAACTCTTAGACGCTAGTTCGTATATAGCCACTTGGCCACGTGCTTTCATTGCTAGGCCCTGCTTTACCCCTAGTTCACTGCCTACCATGTTAGAGGTAGTCTTGAGTAGGCCATTGATGACCCGTATGGTCCCATCTAGCTTGATGAAGGACACTGTGGTGATCTTTGTACCCTTACCTGCGATCATGCACTTAACTTGCTCTGTGGTCATTGTGTTCGTTGTCATTGGTGTATTCCTTAATTGATTGCTTCTAGTAACTACATTAGGGGATTCGGTATGGGTAGTCAAGTGTTAATTTACCCTTGTTCGTACTTAGCGTTCTTTAACAATGCGATTGAACCCTCTTCCATGCGTCCCTCCTCAACTAGCTCCTCAGCCTTAGCTATAATCTCGTCTGTAATAGCTATGTCTACTCCCAGTGACCTCCAGAAGCCTATACTGTGTCCTATGCTAACTCCAGATACGTTAAGCTCCTTCATTAGGTTGTGTACACTGTTCCCACTCAAGTTAACGGAGAAATCCCTGTTAGTTATCTCTACACTAAAGGTGTTGTAGTCTAAATATCTCTTAGGTGTTGACCTAGATGTAAACTCATTCCCCTCGTTGGGTCTTTCAGTCATACTCAGGTTAAACAAGCAGGGGTGTTCTATGGCCTCCTGTAGCATGACCTTAGTGCTTCCATGTGTGAACTTACGGCTGTGGTCCAGTCTTACGCTAACAGTCATTAGATTGCCTCCTTAATTTCTACTGCGGGGCTACTGTGGTAACATACTATATAGAAACGTGAGAAAATAAAGTTATCAGCTACATAATCCACGATAGCCCATAGCTCTGCTGCTTCACGGGTGTTAGCGTCCCAGTCCCATACACAGGGGATACCTGAGATAACTACATCCTCTATATTTCCACTGATGTGCGTCAGTTCTACCTGTGCCTTGATAATGTGGTTACTCTTGCATTTAGTGGCCATTAGATTGCCTCCTCTGATTTCTTTAGGGCTTTATAGGCATCAGAAGCGGCATCATAATCAGCCTCAGCATCACGTTGCAAGACACAAGCAGCATCAGAGGCATCATCCGCAACAACAACAAAAGCGTCATAAGAAACCTCAGCAGCAGCATCAAGCGCGGCTTTAAGTTCTTCCAGTTTACTCATTAGATTGCCTCCCCGATCAAACGCCAGTGCTTCCATACGCCGTCTACCTCAGATAATACATAAGTATCCTTCTGTAGGGTCAGAAGGAAATTCTCAGCGTCGGACTTCATTAGGAAAGCTCCTACTACTGTTATGTCACGACTAAGAGTTTTTGCTGGGTCGGCGTGTACTACAAATAACATTTGTGTATTCCTTTGTTGATTGCTTCTGATTCTCTTATGCCATTTTCCACTGGTACGGTCAAGTCCCCCAAGCATCTTCACCCTGTTCCTCAAGAGCTTTACTAACAATGAAAGATCGCTCCAGCATGATCTCGTAGCCCATCAGCGGGCCTTCTAAGATAAGGCAAGGGATTTCGTCGTGGCTATATGGGTGCGACAGATCGCACTCTACTTCTGTGGCGTCTGAACCCACTGTGATGTAAACTCGCTGGTCTTCGATGTACTGGGAGATCATTGTGTATTCCTTGTTGATTGCTTCTAGTAGAGATTACGTAATTCCCACGGTACAGTCAATGGCTAATTTTCACGGTGGGGTCTACGATTTCGCTGGTGGGGTCACGACAAAATCTTGCCAGTCGTCTCTAATTCCCTCGGAGGGGGTCATCACTCTAATTCCCCTGTAGGGGGTCATCACTCTAATTCCCCTGTAGGGGGTCATCACTCTAATTCCCCTGTAGGGGGTCATCACTCTAATTCCCCTGTAGGGGGTCATCACTTTTGGTCCCGTGAATCGGGTGGTGGTGATCAGGTGGTGATCAGGTGGTGATCAGGTGGTGATCAGGTGGTGATCAGATATCAAATGCCCCCGTTAACCCTTGCAGCTTCACGGGTGAAGGTTTGCCGCGATACCATTCAATCAATTCAAGATCGGCTGCCAAGTCTTGGGGGTCGCTATAGCGCCAAGGGAAAGCGCAGCCCTGATCAGAACGCAATTCCGCATAGCGTACGTGATCAGATATTGTCCCCTTGATTAAAGGTTCGTTGTCCATCTCCTCGTTTATTTGATCAAGGTTGTCCCAAGCTAAGTCACCGTCCTCAGGGTTTGGGGCGTCGCATAAGCTGCCATCCGCTTGCATCCAAAACGGCCATCCGTCCCCCGCCATCAGATATAGCGGCTTAAATTTGTATGTTAGTTTTGTCATAGTGTTGTCCTTTGAAGATCATGCGTGATTACATGCAAAAACCCGCTGCAATCAAGCAACGGGTTCAAAATGTAATCTAGTGGTTAATCTTCAAAGTGATCAGCAATCAGCGCGTTGAAGGCTTCAACATGCAACACGGCAAACCAAGCGGCGTCAGTTGATTTATACGCAAGAGTCCCCTGAATATGGCAATCGCAAGACTCCGAGATACGGTCCAAGCCTTGGGCAAGGTCCAAATACTGCAAATCAATCTCGATTTCGCCAATTGGGTATCCATCAAGGACAATGCCCCCTTCATAAGGTCCAAACATATGACCTGCGCACATCAGAAAAGCATCAAGGGCCAATTCGGACAAGTTGTCATGATCAAGTTGTTTCCAACGCGAGTCTACACCGTGGACTTCCCACGTTGGCTTATGTGAAGCGGGGTCAAAATGATCATCCACGGCGTGATCACGTATTTCCTCATTTAAGGCTTGAACAAGGTCGCGTGTTTTCTGATCAGTCCAAGACTCGCTTGGCATATGCGCGTAATTGTCACCCGCATCCTGATGCTTTTCTTCATATTCTGCTTGATCCGCGACGAAATCATTCACAAGTGAAATTGCCGCTTCATCATTAGCTTCCGCTATATCAAACAAGGTTGTCAGGGATTCATTCACGCGGGCCATGATTTCGCTATAGGCGATCAGGGAAGCCATTGAGTCATAAGTTGAACCCTCGGGGAATCCGCCCATATCTTCAATGGATTGTTCACCCTGATCAGTGTTGCAAGCCGCGCAAAGTTTGTGCGCCTTATGGTGATATATAACCCATTCGGACCCGTCGACGGGTTGCCAAGCTATGTCAAAGGCTTCGTCGCGATCAAGACAATGATCAGCGAAAATATCAACGGCGATTTCGGTTGCGTATGCGTCAAGGTTGTAGTCGGATGCGGTTTTCATGGTTGTATTCCTTAGATTGATCAGTTGTTGAAAGAATGATGATAGCCGAAGTCAGCGAACCCGAACGAGACGCCATCAGCGGTTGGAAAAGCCCACGCAAATTGGCCGAGGGTATAAGCGATGATGGCGGTGATGATCAGGTTTTTCATATCAAGAGTCCTTTAATAGGGCGTGGGTGTAAGCGTTATCAGTACAATCCGCGACGATTTCATCAGGACAACCTTCATACTCAAAGACAAACAAGATCACGCCAAGGCACGTTCCCGTTGTGTTATTGTAAAAGCGAACGGTTGTTTCATCACATGCCATTATTTCGCTGATCAGGTTACGTTCTAATTGTGACTCGTTATCAGAACCCGCGACCGTGATCAGGGTGAATCGATCTTGTTTTGCGCGTCGGATGATCTTGCGGACGGCGGCTTTAACTTGTGTTTCGTTTAACATTGTAAGTCCTCTCAGAGTGAAACGGCCATAGCTGCCGCATGATGTCCCCCAATTATATCAACGATTCCGTGGATGGCAAGCGCCTTATTACATAATGATCAGGGGCGATGATCAGGGTGATCAGGGGCAACGGTTTTGTCGCATGATCAAGGACTAGCAAGGCGCGTTACGTAACCCTAAGACAAGTTAGTCGGCTACCCTAGGGCGGCGGCCTTTCTTGCGTTGTAACAGGCGCATAGCATTAATTGAACGGGTGTTCATTTCTTGCGCAGTCCAACAATGGCATAACGAATCGGCTTGGGTGGTGTAGGCGATTCCCTCATCCTCGCGCCTGATTTTATTACGAGAGTCAAGGGCATCATCACGAATTGTTACAGAAGTGTAACGAATCATCACAATGTCATGTCAAGGGGTTTACTTTCGTGGAACCCCTATTTTATACGCGAGCGAATCGGTGGCGGCCGTTAGCACACCCAATATCCAAAACAAAGATTTACTTTCAGTGTAACATAAATAACACACTGCCCCCGTTACAGCCAATGAAAAGCCAATGTCAACCCTAAATAATACAAAAAAAGAATCGTGGGATTACAACGACATACACGATAGTTGCAAATAAAGTAAACTTTCTACTTGCGGAAATTCGATTTGGGTCTATATAGTATAGTATAAGCACTACTTAAGTTATCATAAGAATATTAACACCAACCAGTTATAAGACTTAAGAGTAACTTAAGTTAGCTAATAGATTATTACTTATTGTCGTTATAACCTTGAGGCATTAACTCAGGTATAACACAGTGATCCCCCCAAGTGCAACCAAGATGAACCTTGACAACACAAACATATGTAAGACGTGATCTTGCTGATGTCTTGGGGGGAATATTTATTACCTTCTTAAGACTATCATTTAGATTGTCGTTAATGGAGCTATTACACCATTTGGTGTATTTCCAAAGTTCAGCATACGCCAGATGGCGCAAGCACTCCAACTATAGAAAGATTGTCGTCATGCTTGAGAAGCTACCCTATAGCAAGCTCGTTGAGAAAGCTGTCATTGAGATGATACAGGGTGGAGTCCCCATCCGTCAGATCATTACATCTATCCAGCACTTGAATGATGCTCCTCGTAGTCTGTCTACTCTGTATAAGCACTATGGCCCAGCAATGGAAGCTGAACGTACTCGCATCAATGGTGCTGTAGGTAAACGTGTGATTGACCAAGCCTTGTATGGTGATGTACAGGATGGCATTACTTGGAAGAGCCAAGAGTTATTCCTACGCTCTAAAGGTGGTTGGTCGCCCCAGAACACAACCAATGAAGTTGACCAAGAGGTTGATCCTGAACTTGATGTCTCAGCAGCAGATCAACTAATGAATATGCTAGGATTCGATACTGATGAACCCGACGAAAAGAATAACGGCTGAGGCACTCCGACAGCTACCTCCAGCTAAAGTCAAAGAGCTGTTCACTCAGCTAGGACCAGCTAAGGTAGACGAGCTACAACATGATTGGTCGTTCTGGGGTAGAGACGCACAGTTTCCCCCTGCTGACAATGACTGGAACACTTGGCTAATCAATGCTGGTCGTGGCTTTGGTAAGACTAGGTGTGGTGCTGAGTGGGTACGTGAGCAGGTTAAGCTAGGACACAAGAGAATAGCATGTGTAGCTTCTACTAACTCAGACATCGAACGAGTTATGGTGAAGGGCGAGAGTGGTTTCCTCTCAGTCTGCTGGAAGCACGATAAGGACAACAAGGGCAAGCACATGGGCTTTCCTGAGTGGTCACCTACTAAGCGGTCCCTTACGTGGGCTAATGGAGCTAAGGTTGAGTTTTACTCAGCAGAAGAGCCAGAGCGACTACGTGGACCTCAGTTCTCCGCTGCATGGTGTGATGAGCTTGCTGCATGGAATAAAGACATAGATACGTGGCAAATGCTACAGTTCTGCCTACGTTTAGGCAAGCACCCTCGTGTGTGCGTAACTACAACTCCCAAGCCAACTAAGCTAATGCGTGAGTTACTTAAGAACCCTAAGACTATAGTCACATCAGGTTCTACCTTTGATAATGCTGCTAACCTAGCTGATACCTACCTTGTTGCTGTTAAAGAGCAGTACGAGGGAACACGGATTGGTAGACAGGAGCTTTATGCTGAGGTACTAGAAGAAGCAGAAGGCGCTCTCTGGTCTACTGATATGCTAGATGCAGCATCAGTTAAGCATGATGACGTACCTGACCTTACTCGTATTGTCGTTGCTCTTGACCCTGCTGTTACAGCTAATGCTGAGAGTGACATGACTGGTATTGTCGTTGCAGGTATTGACATCAACGGTATTGCTTATGTGCTTGGAGACTACACAGACAAGCTATCCCCACAGGGATGGGCAGCTAAGGCTGTTAAACTATATCACCACTACCAAGCTGACCGTATCGTAGCCGAGGTCAATCAGGGTGGAGACATGGTTAAGACTACTGTTCATGGTGAAGACGATAGTGTGTCCTACAAGGCTGTAAGAGCCTCTCGTGGGAAGTACGCTAGAGCAGAGCCAGTATCAGCACTATACGAGCGGGGACTTGTTAAGCACGTCTCTAATCCTCCTGATGGTGCTTCACTCAATGAACTAGAGACACAGATGCGAACATGGGAGCCTTTAGGTCGAATAGGCTCTCCTGATAGACTTGATGCAATGGTATGGGCAATCACAGACCTTTCTTTAAATGGCTACGCTAAACCACAATTGACCCTCGCTTATTCAAGTGCTAAGGGCTTATCGAAGTAGAAGGCAGTAGTCTAATGAAGAAGCTCTCAGAGAGTAAAGCGAAACAAACTTTAGGTATAGCTGGTGAGAACACCAAGACAGGACAAATCCGTGCGGATGAGTTCCTACCTGAGTTGCGTGGCCAGAAGGCTATTAAGACGTATCGCCAGATGAGAGACAACGATGCTACCATTGGTGCTGTTATGTACAGTGTGGAGCAAATTCTTCGTGATGTAGAGATTAAGGTCAAACCAGCGGATGATAGCGAAGAAGCTAAGTCCGAAGCTGATTTCGTTAAGTCTGTCCTAGATGACATGG